GGATGACTATAAGATTTCAAAGATAGGTGGCCCTCCAGAGGATTACCATCTATTTGAGAATTGGTTCGCAGGTACTACTGCAGCTGCAATGGCATCTATGAACCATGACTACGATAATGTAGTCTTTGTCGGATTTGATTCTATTTGGAATTACGATTCGACTAAATATAATAACATCTATGCTGGAACTCGATGTTATGGGACAGAAGACGACCCAGAGAACAACAGACTTGTTGAGACTGGTGACCAAGGTTGGATATCCCAGACAGAACAACTAAAGATTTTAGTTGACAGATTCCAAAACATAGACTATTATATAATGAAGGACGAATTAAGTATATCTCCATTGGAAGGATACTTAGTTTGAATACAATAATAAAATGCAATACAATGCAAATACGAGGATAAATATATGTCATTTCAAGACTTAAAAAAATCTAGAGGTGGATTCGACACCTTACAGAAATCACTAGAACAATCATCTAGTGGAACTGAAACTAAATCATACAATGATGACCGATACTGGAAAATCGACTTAGATAAGACTGGTAATGGTTATGCAGTTGTAAGATTCTTACCAGCATCACAGAACGAGGATATGCCTTGGGTTCAATACTTTGACCATGGTTTCCAAGGGCCAGGTGGATGGTACATTGAGAAGTCTTTAACGACTCTTAATGAGAAAGACCCAGTATCAGAACACAATACTGAATTGTGGAACTCTGGTCTTGAGTCAAACAAGGATATAGCAAGGAAACAGAAAAGAAGGTTGCACTATGTGTCAAACATTCTTGTAGTTTCTGACCCTACACATCCAGAGAATGAAGGTAAAGTATTCCTATTTAGATATGGGAAGAAAATCTTCGAAATGTTGAAAGACAAAATGCAACCACAGTTTCAAGATGAAACACCAGTAAATCCTTTTGATTTATGGGAAGGTGCAGACTTTAAAATCAAAGTTCGTAAAGTAGATGGATACTGGAACTATGATAAATCAGAGTTTGCAACTCCAAAACCATTATCAGATGATGAGGCACGAATGGAAGCAGTCTGGAATAGTCAACATTCATTAAAAGATGTTATTGGTGCAGACCAGTTTAAATCTTACGATGAACTGAAACAAAAACTCGACAGAGTTTTAGGAATGACAGCATCTACATCAACTGCAGCTTCGGTTGCATCTGATATGGACGATGTTGCATATCCAAGTCCAGAACCAACAGTTGCAGAACCTACTACTGTATCAACAGATGTAGAGGAAGATGAGACACTCTCATATTTCCAAAAACTTGCAAATGATGTGTAAGGATTGTCAATTCTAATCTATTTGAATTATAAATATACTATGCAGTAATAGAATTGACTTAGGGGGCTGAGTAACCACTTGACTCAGAGAATGTACCAAGTAGGCTGGTTGAGGTTTGGGTACATACATCGTGGTAAGATATCAAATGCGGCAGTGTGATATCGGTTAGGTAGCGGGTCTACAAAGAGGGGCTAATCTAACAACTTTATATTATGGAAAATTCTTATGACAAAGCAATGGCATGGTGGGAAGGGTTCAAAACAACGCCCATCAGAAGGTACAGTCTATCAAGACAATTGGGAAAAGATATTTGGTAAGAAAGAACCAAAGGTAAAGTCACATAAGAAAACACCTAAACATGGACTGACTCAAGTCCACAAAGATAAAACTAAAACTATTCCAAGAAAAGAAAAGTATTCTACCCTAGACTAGGGTAATGAAGTGCAGAATGCCTCATCATTTGTGAACCAGTTGCATTGAATCTTTTTATATTATTACTAACTCTATTACTTACTTGAGGTGCAACAACAACATTGTTATTTTGTCCTTGAGGTTGGGTAGTACTAGTTGGTGATACATCGGTTGCAGTTACATTTGCATTGAAGTTTAAATCCACATTTTTCATGTCCTTAAGTGCTTCTGTAATTTTCTCAAGATGTTCAACTTTTTTGTCTGTTATACTACCTAGTCCTTTACCTATTTGTAGAATACCATCACCTACCATACCTAACTTTGTACCAAGGTCAGCAGCTAACTGTAATTGAGACAGTTTTTTGAGTTCACCAGAGAAGTCTTCACCAGTCCATCCACGAATTAAATCACCACTAAAGAGACGACCATTCTCACCATCTGGTAGTTTTGGGAATTCAAATCCTTTTAATGCAGTTTTTAGATTAGTAATATTATTGATTTTTTCAGACATGTCACCAGCATATGAACCTAGTGCTTCTGATAATTCTGTTAGTGGATGGTCAGAAAGTGCTTGTGCTATAATACCACGACCACCACTTATATCCATTAATTCATCTATATCTCCACTTATACTTGCAAGTTGTTGAATGTTTTGTTTGATTCTAGGGACATTCATGGTTTCAAATGGTAGAATAGAAGTTGCAAATTCACCTAGTCCTTTACCAATTACAACTAAAGTACCAATCAATGCCATAACAGCTATTGCACCAACACCCATAATCAATGCACCAACACCAGTAGTCACAATTGCACCAAGAACTCCCATTAGAGTTGCAAGACCTAACATACTACCAAGAACTTTGAGCATGTTAACTTTACCAAACTCTTTCATTCCTTCGAATGCACCCATCTTTTGACCTAATGCAAATGAACCAAAAATACCAGTAAGACCAACACCTAGTGCAAGACCACCAACTGCTAATGCACCAGAAAATTTAAACGCTGCAGTTGCAAATGCACTCATACCAACAGCAGCTGCAGATAATCCAGCACCAGCAGCCACACCAGTTGCAGCTGCAACTCCTAAGAAAATTGATGCAGCTCTGAATGAACCACCACCTTGAGAATCTTCACCTTCTGGAGCATCGTCTGGTGCAGACGCAGCTGTTGTACCACTTTGAACCATAGTCTGTTTGACTTGGTTTCTAGCAATTTTTTCTTGTCTCTTATCATTTCTTATTGCAAGTTGCAAGTTCGTTTTGTCAATCTTATCTTGTTTTTTTCTATCAAAGATATTTCTTTTTATAGACATTGCAATTCTAATTGCTATTGCAGATGCTTGCCTACCAATGAAGTTTAAGAGTGTTCCTAATAATGGTATTTGTTGCAAGAAACCACCAACAGGCCCAAGGAATGTCAATACTTTATCAAGGTCACCAGATAAATCTTGACCTACTGATTTGAATATTTCACCTTGAGTTAATTTACCACCTTCTTCAACAGATTTTTTCAAGTCATCAAATTTACCACCAAAGATTTTTACTGTAGCTCTTTCGAAACCAGTTAGGTTTCTACCAAACTTTTGTTGTTCTTCGAGTTGTTTCTTTTCAATAATTAATCTTTCATATTCGGTATTACGAGTGAGGTCTTGATTAGTTTCTTTTGCAGTAGACTCCATTGCTTCTATTTTTGCATTAGTAGCTGCAAGTGCATCGGTTGTCATTGCAATTTGTTTAGCTGTTTGTTTACTAAAACCAAAGTTCTGTTCTAACATACCTTGATTTTTTGCCATAGTTTTGACAGCATCAGATAAACCTTCTTGATTATCGATGTTCTTTTCGAACGCTTCTCTTGCCTTTTCTGAACCCTTAGTAGACTCTGCACGAGACTTTCTAAGTTCAGTAATGACTTTTTGTGCTATAGAGTTTTGCTCTTTTGCACTTAATCCTTTATCTTCGTCTGCCATAATACTATTTATCTATTTGTCGTTGTTAGTGGAGTGTTCTTTTGCAGCTGAGTTGACATATAGTCCAAACCAAGCAGCTCCTGCTCCAACTAGAATACTGATAAGACCAGATTGTTCCATTGTTGGTGCTTCTAATCCTATGAACCACATTACTACATAGTATATTAAGAATATGTATACACTTAAGAATGCACGAGGCCATATTCTCCAACTATCTACTGCTCTTGCAGCGAATATCCATTTTTGCCATGGATTAGTCTTATCATCATGTGTTAACTCAAATATTTGTTGTTTGAGGTCATTGTTTTCGGTAACCATTTCCATAAACTTACTTAAGTCTATTTCAACTTCATTACGACTCATGTCACCACTGAATCTTTCTCTATTCTCAGACATTATACTCTCCTATTCTATCTGTTATCTGTTCTGTTGTTGTTTCATCTTCAATTCTTCATCTTCAAGATGAGACACTAGTAGAGAGACATATATCTCCCTTTCCCAAGGATGCATATCATCCAGTTCGGTCAATGACCAATTGTGGTGTTGAATTAAACCAAAGTTTGTCTGAATGTAATTTGCAAGTGTTTCATGAGAAAGGGCTAGACGAAAAAATTCTGAATTCCTTCTAGTTTTACCTCATTATGAGTACTACATTTACTACATTCAAACTCCACATTCTTTACCAGTTTTGGTAGTTCATTAAACCATTCCATCACATTATTGAATTGTTCAGTTGACAATTCGTTCATAAAATCATCTAATTCTTTTTCAGTAAAGTCACTTCTATTTTGAACTTCATCTTCTGTAAATACAGAGTCGATGGACATTGCAAGAATAGTAAATAAATCATTTGTACTGATTGTTGCTACATCCTCTACAATACCTTGCACCTCATTGAAGTTTGGAACTTTCAAAGTGATACCTATAGTGTCAGTTAACATTACTTTGTTATCCTTAACTTCACCTTCTACTTGAATAGAATTCAAGTCTACTTTTACAGGTGTTATTCCATCACATTCTGGTTGGTCTTTACATCCCAACTGAATAGTAGTTTCTTCACCAACAGATTTAATCCTAATTTGCATAAACAAATATTCTAAATCTGTGTTTGATAGATGTCTAACTGAATCTCCAGATTCACTTAAACCACTACAACTTTCAACTAAGTTGATAACTGTATGTGCTATCGTTTTATTTTCACCATCCTCTAGTGCTTGAAGTAGTACCTTCTGTTCACCTACAGTGAAAGGTCGGTACTTTGCTTCAATACCAGATACAGGTAGTTTACAAAAATACTCTACAGTATTTAATTTAGGTAATGCCATAATATACTCCTATTGATTATCCGAAGATTTTGTCTTCAATTTTACCTTTAATTTTATTTGAGAATTTACTTAAATGTTTATCCATGAAACCCATAAACAGGTTAGATGGTTTAGAATTAGTAAACTCTCCATGCCAGTATCTATATCGAAACTGTGCATTAAATTTTGTTATATCTCCATTTTCATTTCCAAGATTAACTACACCTAGTTGTACAGGAAATGCATCGGTCATGACACACCTATAGTTAACATTATCTTGTTTGTCTAATGCCTCAACCATGATAATACCAGTGTAATCATCATGAAATCTACTATGGAAATTACCTTCTGCATTTCCATTTATAGTAGACATCCACAATTCAATTAATTCTCTATCTTCAAAACTATTATCTAGTAAGAATGAACAATCAAATGCATCATATTGTGGTTTATGTGGTATTGCTCTCTTAGGGCCATATTCTGATTCTTCTACTGTAAAGAAACCTTTGCCAGGCAATGTTGCAGATTCACATTTAATACCTCTGATACTAAGACCACCATTCTTTGCACCAGTACCAAACATTGCAACATTGTATCTATTACCTCGTTGTAAATTATCTATTTGTGCCTTAAATCTTTCTAATTTCATGCCATTTTTTTCCTACTTTCTTTCCAAACTGCATCCATACTTGATTTCTTGAATGACTCTGTTGGTAAAAATATTGCAATTTCCCAATCTGCACTATCTACCTTTGCAAATGTACTTCTTACATGTGAAGATAGATAATGTTTGTAACATGCTTTATAAAATGGTTTACCTCTTATTTGTTTAAGTAAATCATATGTCAATCTAAATCTTGTTGTCTCATCATATTTATCATTATTTGTTGTATCATATAATGCATCTAAAAACTGAGCTCGTAATGAGTGAGGTAAATAATGCAGATTCAATCCATAAAATCCACCTTTAGCAGGTTCTACTGGTATACACAAGGGAAACCTATCATAATAAGGTAAGGTTTTTTTGTGTTTTGGGTCGTACATATACATGTACATATCACCAAAGATTTGTCTTTTTCGTTGAGTTGCATCCCTCAGTAGTTCTTGTCTACTTACACCTTTAATTGTGGATACTCGTTGTTTGAACCATCTCATGGACTCTTTAGTCCTTGCTTGGATACCACCACGAAAAGCTTCTCGTTCTAATTTATCAAATAGTTTACCTGCCATATATGTATTTATACCACATTGACAAGTA